GCTAAAACCCAGCCTTCTCCAACTTGTCCCCAAATCTTTTTGATACCAGCAGATGCAATAATTTTATCATCAATCATACAAGTAAATGCCATATCTTTCTCTTCTAAATTTGAACTTTCTTTTATGTAGTCAATCTCTAGGCTACTAATAACATGGTTTAATTGAGATGCCATAATTATTTTGCCATGGTTTGCAATGTATGGAATAATAAATAATCTATTAACCATCATTCGTTACCAATCTTGGATATATAGATAAAACTGTTAAAGGTAAAGGTTGAGTTTGTCTTACAAATATATAACCATCTGTTTCATAGTTACCTCTAAACTCTACTGACTTATCTCCTGTGAACACTGGAATTGGTTGATCCATATTATTTGCAGAAGATCTAAATGGTATTGCTTCCATGTTATTTAAATCTGGTCCAACTTCAACACCAATTGATTCATATAATCTTATAGATACATCATATATTCTTTTTGTTTTAGATTGAGATGTGCCATCTTGAGAACCAGCATCTATTCTCATTGTTTGTAATATTGATGTATAAGGTAATCCAACTTTAACTTTAGATGAAGCTCTTGCTAATGTAATAGAACCAGATGATACAGTTCTATCTGGATGAGTTGCTCCATCTGCAAGAATAGAAACAGTTTGTCCATTTAAATGATCTAAGCCAGATATAGTTGTAACTGCAGAACCTGAATAAGATAACTGAGAATCTAAGAAATTAAAATCTGTATTATCAGCTTCATTAAAATCAAGAGTATTTAAATATTCAACATATCTTTTTGTTGTTCCATTAATTGTACGTTTAATAATAACCCATGTTTGATATTCTTTTTCATCTGTAGGTATTGTTGCAATAGATTCGCATACTGCATTACCTGTTCCAAATGCACCACCAAATGTATGTGTATGCCAAGCAACAACTTGTTGTTCTCTCTGGTATGTTAATCCGACTAATTTACCATCTTCTCTAACACACCATATAATTTGATTTGGTTCTTGTTGATATGACATGTGATTAATTCCTGATTCAGAAATATGCTCAGCAAGAATAGTCATGTCAGGTGCAACATAACCATCAACGTCATAGTTATATGCAAGTTCTCTAATTTTTCTTTTAGCTCTCTGTAAGAATAAAGTTACGTTTCCAACTGGAATAGCGTCTGTATTTGCACATCCATGATTAGATTGTTTTTTAATTAATATGTTTGTTGGAGTTACAGGATCATCTGTTCCACCACCTGATACTGAAAATTCTCCACCAACAGTTCCAACAATTAATGATCTAGTAGATGAAATAAATCTAATTGCATTAACTTGGTTAGAAGCAATAGTGTAAATAATAGCGTCATCATCAGCTACTGTACCATGATAATTCTCATCAAAGTTTTCGTAATCACCAGATTTAGAAAACCATAAAGTCTGTGGATTTGATCTGCTTCCAGCAAATACTAATCTTTGTTCATAGAAAGATACGCAAGAAGGATAACCTGTTGTTTCAGACCAAGCTCCTAAAGACCAATCTATTGTAGCAGCTGTTCCTGATAATGTTTCTAATATATTAACAACTACTACTGTTGCACTTGTTCTTGATGTAATTTTTGCGTACCCTTTACCAGTTCCTAAATGAATTAATCTACCAACATCTGTAGTTTGAAATCCTGTGTTATTATTTATACCAGTAGTACTTGATGCTGTTATTGTTCTTGATGTTCCAGAACTATGACTTGCTTCTAATGTAGTTGTTGAAGTATTGTGATCTAAGAATGGTCCATACTCAAATACTACCTCTTCTATTGTCCAAGATGTATGACCAGTTCTTGAAAGTTTTCTTGTAGAATAATTTGGATGACAGATATACATAACATCTGCTGATTGTGCGAATTTTAAATTAAAAAGATCTGCTTCTAAATATGGTGTAGCTATTTCATAAGGTGATGCACCAGAAACAATAATTCCATTATTTCTATAAAAACGAATATACTGATTACCAAATTCTAAAATATAAGTTTGTGTTGTTGAAAATTCAAAAGGAATTAATCTAGTTTTTTTTGTACTATCTTTTACTTCTCTAACAAATGTTGTTCCAGATCTTCTTGCTGCAGATCCATGAGGATATACAATTATATTTTGTAAAGTTTTACAACCAGATGCGTATTTAGATAAATCATTTCTTCCGTCTAAGCGTGGTGATAATTCTCCAGCAGTGAAGTTGGTTAACTGTACAGCAACTCTAGCCATTGCTTAAAACCTTGAGTTTAAAAAATTACTTCCATTTACAACGTCTGGACTGTCGTTATCTATTAAAGTATTTTGTCCCTCTGTTGAATCTACAAATCTAGCGTCTTTTAATTTAGCTTGATATAAATTGTACATAGTAGTTGCTACTGGATTAGAAGATGTAATAGCATAAGCTATGTCAGCTGCTAAAGCTGAAGCAATTGTTTCTCTTAAAAGTTCATCATATTCATTTGGATCTTCAACTCTTGATACATATAAAATTTTCATTGTCTCAAGGTTAGATACAATCTTTCTACCTTCAACTCTGTAATCGTATGAAGAGTCGTATATTGAAAGTAATCTTAAAGAGTCAGTTGGTAATGTAAATTGTTTTGTATAACCCCAAGCTGGAGTTTCTGTGTCTGATGATAATTCAATTCTTTTTTGTAAGCAGTTCCATGGATGACTTCTAAATACTGCATCTCTTACATTTAAATATCTTGCATTACATAATCTTGCGTTCTTTGAATCTTCTGTAAGTGATAATATAGTTGAAGCTCCTAGTTGGTTTAGAGCAGCATTACAAATTTCTACGACTGATGCCATGTTATTCCTTCTTTATAATATATTTTCTTCTTATCTTTCTTGGAGTTACTTTAGCAAATATCTCCGCTTCTGTTAATTCTAGATCTTTATCAAAACCATGATGTGCATTTTGAGTATGTTTAAATCTATCAACTAACACATAGCGATAGATATAATCTTTATTTTGTAAATGTAAAATTGTTTTTATCTCGTTTGTTTTTTTCATTGTTAAGATAGTGGGGATTTTTTGTCCCCACTAAATTACGAATATTATGCTTCGTATGCTTGGATTTGAACTACTTTAGATTCTTCCATTCTAGTCGCACCGAATGCAGCAGAATAGTAAACCTGTGTAGCGTAACCTTTGTCAGATCTTTCATCAATTCTAGCAGTAGCATCTTTTCCAACAGCAAGAAGTAAACCATCTTGTGCGAAAGCGATACAACTTCTTTTGCTAGAAGTTAAATCTAATCTGTTAGAAACGATAAAGTTAAATCCTAAGAATGAATTAACATCACCCATAGCAAGTGCTTTAACAGTGTTAAAATCACTTGAAGTAACTTCAGTTGTTCCTAATAAATCATCAATCTGTTTTGGACCAACGATTATATATCTAGCGATAGAAGGATCTACATCACCTAAATCAAGAATTTTTTTAGCTTGTCTTAATTTAGCAATTGTTAAACCAGCTGTACCAGCTTCTAGGATTTTTTGTCCAGAAGGTAATGCAGTTGATGTTCCACCAGCAACGCCAGTGTATGCAGTTCCAGTCGCAGCAGCAATGATAGCATCGTCCATAGCTCTTCCCATAGCATAAGCAGCAGCTTGTGCATAAGAAGAAGTTGGATCAGCTAGCATTCTTACTTTATCTAGATCATCAATTAAATCAGCAAATTCATAATCCGCAAGAGAAACTCTTCGTCTTGAATGAGGAGTGTCTGCCTGAGGAGTGTCTGAATGTCTGCTTGATCTTACAGTAGCAGTAACACTTCCGATTTGATCAAAGAAAGCATTTTTACCTGTTACTGACTCAACTCTAACTTTATCTCTTAAAAGAGATCCAGATTGTTGAGATAGCAATTGTACGTTAGCAGAATACTGCTCTACAAAAGCTGTAGTTATATTTGTTGACATGTTTTGTCTCCATTTTTTAAGTTAGCGTTTATTAATCACCATTGATCAATAAACAAATTTAAACAACAGAGAAGTTCTCCATTTATTCAATAGGCATCTCTTGCATTTAACCTCTGTTAGAGGGAAGTCTATTTCTTTCTGTCAGTGGGGTTCTTGAGGAATTGTCCCACAACTAATAGATAATCCTATATGAACTACCTATTAGTTGTGTAGTATTATAAATTAAAAAAAAATCAATAACTAAATACTATTATTTCTGTGCGTGTTCTAATTCTCTTAAAGCAAGTACATGAGCTACTGATTTAGCGTGATCTGGATGATTTCTATTCCAATATGCACCTTGCTTATTATTAGTAATTTCTTTTATTTCTGCTGATATATCTCTAGCTTTAGCAATATTATCATTGCCTGTGCCAACGATTTTATCTTCAGATAATAAACCAGCTATATTAGCAAATGCTTTAACTATTTTAGGATTGTCTCCTAATCTAGTGCCATCTCTTAATTGAGTATTAAGAACATCATTTCCTAAATATGTTTGAGCAATAGAAGATGCTTTCTGAATATTCTCGTCATAGGATTTACCCCATTCTTTTCTTAATTCATTAGCAGCATTAGCTTGTGCTGTTTCCATTGCAACTGACATATCTTTAGCAGATGCTTCTAGTGTTTGTTTATAATATTCCAAAATGCCTTGAGCCTGTTTATTATTTAAACCTAGCTTATGTGCGTTGTCTGCAAATCCTTTGATTACATTTTCATCAACAGGAGCCGCATCAGTTTTAAGTTCTAGTTTATATTTATCAGGAGACTCTGGTCTTCCTAATTTATTATAAACTTCATTCCACTGTTCATCTGTTGCAGTCTTTCCAGGTAATGGAATTTTATCTGTTCCAATCATAGACACAGCATTGATATAGCTTTTAGCTAGTGCATCAATCTCTGTAAATTTTTCTATGTTAGGATTTGTTCTGTATTGTTCTGATATAGAACTTTTCCAAGATACTGGTTGTGTTGATTGTGATGTTGTTGTGTTTGCTGTTGCTGTTGTTTCTTTAGTTGGTTCAGTCGCAACAGGCTGAGTTACCTCAGTTGTCTGTATTTGTTCTGACATTTATTTTCCTTTTAGTTTGTCATTAAGCAGCATGTTTTTAATAAAAAGAAGAACGCTGCGTTGTCCCTCTCTATATGCACTTTCATGACTATCACCAACTACGTTAGTGGTAGCATTATAGTGGCATCTCTTTTCAAGATCAGACATAACATATTTTCCTTCGTCTGATTCAAATACTAATTTATAATTTTCTTTTAATTGTTTTAATTGATTGTCTTCCATATTATTCCCTTTCTATTTTTATTATTGTTGCGGATTTAATAACGCCTGTGCTTCTCCTGGTAGAGCTTTTGCTAATGGAGCTATCTGTCCACCAGCTTGAGCTATTTGTTGTAACTGTGCCATTTGTTGTGCCTGCATAGCTTCTTGTTGTTTCTTTTCTCTAATCGCATTTACTTCTGCTCTAGAATTTAAAACCTTAGCAGGTACACCAACTATCTCAGCTAAGTGATCAACTAAATTATCAACATTGATATGATCAAACACTGGAGATATTTGAGAAAGAGATCCAAGTATTTCTATTGCTCTCATAATAGATTGTAACTCAGAAGATCTTTGTGCTTTAGCAAGTGGTGATACATATTCAATTTGAATATCTTTTCCATTTAAAAAATCAGGCACTGGTCTAAATAAATTTTTTCTTAATATGATTGCAAATGTTCTATCAATTAATGGTCTTAATAATTCTGATTGTAATCTTCCAAGAACTGGACCAAGTAATCTCATCTTCTCCTCATTACGCTGAACAACTTCTGTTGCAGTCATAGCTGGACCAGATTGCATCATTAATTGATTTACATAGAATGTATCTCTAATTGCATTTCTTCTTTGCTCTTCCATATTTAAACCTAGTGGATTATTTGCACCAATGTTTAAGGGTTCAATTCTATCTCTAGTTCCAGATCTATAAAAATTTAATCCACCTGGTACTGTTCTAACTGGTAATATAAATCCATCATCAGGAACTAATAATGGTGGATCAACTTGTTTTTGTGCAGCTTTAATAGTTGTCTTACACATTTCATTTAACATCTTAACATCTGGCAATGCAGTCATCGCAGGTGATCTTCCGTAAATTTCAAATGATGCTTTTAAATAACGCGGAACAACATACGGGAATTCATTAAATCCAGATTCAGAAATTTGTTCTTTAGAATCTACTTCAATGTAAACAGATGAGTATTGCATGTTCTTTCCATCTTTCTTTTTAGGATTAAAAGAATCTCTTGGATAAACAATGTGAAGTATTTCTACTTCTTCAAAAGGATTTTTATTTGCAATAGTTAATAGTTTAGTTGAAACATTAGCTGGACCAAATTCAGTTAATGCAGCTTTAGCTGACATTTTAAATTTTCTAAATATAGTATCAATTCTTCCTTTGTTATTTTCTGAAATATAAATTTCACCAATATGTCTTGTTGAGAATCTAACTACATCATCAGCATCTTCTTCTATAAACATTGCTGCTGTACCGAAAGTAATTAGATCGTGATATAGTTCAAATATTTCTTGTTGAAAATTAGATCTATTAAATACTTCATACATTTTTTCTGTAGTATCTTCTAACCATTCATTGGCTGCATCTTCATCTTGATTGCCTTCAATATTTTTAAATTTTAATGAAAACCATGGAGTAGATGGATTAGTAAGCATACCATGTAATGATGCTGCTAATAATTCAACTGCATGTAATGGTGATGAATCAAATATTACTTCTGTTCTTTTATCACCTTGTGATCTTGTTTTAGTTACATCTGCTTTTCTTGGCATCATGTAATCAGCAACTTCTTGCCAATGCGATTCCCAATTTTGACGTTG